AAATCGGAAGGGAATATTGTAGATGGTACTAAAGGCAATTGGACTTTACAAGAAGGAAAAGACGATATATTTATGATAAATAATATATCTGGAGAAAAATTTAAAATTAATTTATCAAAGATAGAAGGAGATTTATAATGGGAGTAGTATCATGCGGCACTACAATGCTAGACCAAGGAGTTTTTGAAGGTTTAGGTTCTGTATCTTGGGACACCACAGCAAAAACAGCGGGGTTTACTGCCGTGAGTGGTAACGGATATTTTGTTAACACAACATCAGGAGCAATAACAGTAACACTTCCAAGTTCTCCATCCGCAGGAGATATTGTAGGAATTAAAGATTACGCAAATACGGCAGATACAAATGCAATTACAATTGGTCGAAATGGATCTAACATACAAGGTGTTGCAAATGATTTTGTAATTAATACAGAAGGAAGATCAGTAATTTTAGTTTATGTTGATGCAACAAAAGGCTGGTTAGTAACATCCGCATCACAAGCAAGTGACATAAGTCAACCACCAGCATTTGTAGCAGCAACAGGTGGAACAATAACTACTTCTGGGGATTATAAAATTCATACTTTTACAGGGCCAGGAACTTTCACAGTCACTTGCGCAGGTAATCCTTTAGGTTCAGATTCAGTTGATTATTTAGTAGTTGCTGGTGGTGGAGCAGGAGGAAATACACTTGGAGGTGGTGGTGGAGCAGGTGGTTATAGAACTAATTTTCCAAGTCCAGCAGTAGCAGGTTTACCAGTAACAGCAACAGGATATCCAATAACAATAGGAAGTGGTGGAGCTAGAGGAACAGGTTGTAGTGGAACTGCACCTTATTCAACTCCTGGAACTGGTTCAATTTTTTCAACTATAACATCAGCAGGTGGTGGAGCTGGTGGAAATTATAATGACCCAAGTGCTCCTATAAAAGCAGGAAGCTCAGGAGGTTCTGGAGGTGGAGGGTCAGGATCTAATGGTCAAGCAGGTGGAGCAGCAGGTTCAGGAAATACACCTCCTGTAGCACCTCCTCAAGGAAATAATGGTGGAACAGGATCAGGACCAGGATTTTCTGCAGGAAATGCCGGTGGTGGAGGCGGAGGTGGTGCTTCTGCGGTAGGAGGAAATAATCCAGGACCTTCTGCAGGTGGAGCAGGTTCAGCAAATTCAATAACAGGATCACCAGTTACTTATGCAGGTGGTGGAGGTGGAGCTAGATATGGTACTCCGACAGCTAACAATGGTGGAGTTGGTGGTGGTGGAAGGGGGGGTAGTTGTTCTGGACCTACTGCCGCTACATCTGGAACTGTAAATACAGGAGGTGGTGGAGGTGGTTGGAGATGTTCTCCAGCACCAGGTCAATCTGCTGGTGGCTCAGGAATAGTTGTAATAAGGTACAAATTTCAATAGGTAATTTATGGGTGTTAATTCATGCGGAACAACGTTAATAGATGAAGGCACCTTTAAAAATATAGGCGCTGTCTCTTGGGACACAACTGCAAAAACAGCTGGATTCACAGCAGTTGCAGGAAATGGATATTTTGTAAATACAACTTCTGGTGCGATCACAGTTACTTTACCTTCATCTCCAACTGCAGGTGATACAGTAGGTATTGCTGATTATGCTAATACTGCAGATACCAATAATATTACAATTGGAAGAAATGGTTCAAATATTCAAGGTGTTGCAAATGATTTTATTATAAATACCGAAGGTGGAACTATTATATTAACTTATGTAGATGCTACTAAAGGTTGGCTTTCCATTGATGCTGCGCAAGCAAGTGATATCATACAACCTACTTTTATAACAGCAACAGGCGGAACAGTAACTACTTCTGGGGATTATAAAATTCATACTTTTACAGGACCTGGTACTTTTACAGTTAGTTCATTAGCAAACCCCGCTGGCGGACCAAACAATATTGATTATTTAGTAGTTGCTGGAGGGGGTGCAGGTGGTGGAAATAAAGGAGGTGGTGGAGGTGCAGGAGGTTACAGAGCTTCAGGATTTGGTCCAGCACCATTACAAGGAACAGCTTTACCCGTTAGTGTTACAGGTTATCCAATAACAATTGGAGGCGGTGGTACTTATGCAACTTGCAGTACAAACAATCGAGGAGCCAGTGGTAGCAACTCAGTTTTCTCAACTATTACATCAGCAGGTGGAGGGGGAGGAGCTGGAGTTTTTTTACCTGCCTTTACTGGAGGTTCTGGAGGAGGTCAAAATCATACTGTAGGATGTGCTGGAGCTGCTGGTAACACACCACCTGTTTCACCACCACAAGGTAATTCAGGCTCAGCAAGAACAAGTCCAATTGATGGAGGAGCAGGAGGAGGTGCTACAGGACCTGGAACGGGAAATAATCCAGGCGGTCCAGGAGCTCCTAATTCTATTACAGGGAGCGCAGTAACTTATTCAACAGGAGGAGCTAGAGGATCAACTGCAGTTGCTCCAGCTGGTTCTCCAGCACCAGCAAATTCAGGTAATGGAGGTAATGGAGGTAATAATGGTGATCCAGCTCCAGCTCCTACAGAGTATTATTATGGAAAAAACGGTGGTTCAGGTATTGTAAGAATAAGGTATAAATATCAATAGTTGATTTAAAAATTAAAATATATTATAATAGGAGGAACTATGGCACATTTTGCAAAACTAGGAGCTAACGGAAAAGTCATTCAAGTATTAACACTTGATAATAAAGATATGCTTAACGCTGATGGAGTTGAGGACGAATCAGTAGGTCAACAATATTTAGAGAGACACAATAATTGGCCAGCACAAATGTGGATTCAAACTTCTTATAATACAACTGAAAATAAACATTCTTCTGGTGACCATTCAAAAGCATTCAGAGGAAATTATGCAGGTATTGGTTATACTTGGAATGAAGATGATGGGATTTTCTGGCCTAAAAAACCATATGCATCATGGGTCAAATTAAATTCAGAAGCTAGATGGCAATCACCTATCGGAGACGCACCAGCACTTACTCAAGAGCAACAAGACCAAAATACAGCTGAAACTCATAAATGGGGTTACACTTGGAATGAAGAAAATCAATCTTGGGATTTAGAAAACAACCAAGCTTAACTCTTGACAAATATTTAATCTAATATTACATACCATCAGGTATGCAAAAGAAAGTATTATCAGAAATAGCATTGTATCACGGAAAAGTTGATATGCCAAAATATTGGGATATTGATAGGGAAAAATTAGCGCAAGATATTTTAACTCAAAATTTATTTAATAAAGAATTTCCATTCTCAAAACAATGGGACATGCTCAATACTTATGTAAGAGATCATATTAATTTAGAGTATGGTTTTAGTCTTGTTAATAAAAAAACTTGGGGTGATATATATAAACCTAAAGAAGCTTCCCTTCCTTTATTACAAGTTGATAAAGTTGATTTAAGAAATTCACCTGACTTTGTATTTTTATATGGAGTCAAAATTGCTAAAGATTCTTGTTTTGTAAGAATTCATTTTGATGATAACAGAAGAGCAGGAAGAAGTTGGGATATACCATTATATAATAATGGATTTATTATGTTTCCAGCTACACAAATGTATTACATTTCACCTAATACAAGTGATCAATTAAATTTTATACAAACCATTACTTATGAATTTATCTAATTATTATTGGGCTTTTAAGTCTGCAATACCAACAAGAATATGTGATGACATTATTAAATATGCCTTATCACAAAAAGAAACTATGGCAAGAACAGGTGGATTTGGTGATCAAGAACTTAATGAAGATCAAGTGTTAAATATGCAACGAAAAAGAAAATCAGATTTAGTTTGGCTCAATGATACTTGGATTTATAAAGAAATACATCCTTATGTTCATGAAGCAAATAAAAGAGCAGGTTGGAATTTTGATTGGGTACGATCTGAATCTTGTCAATTTACAAAATATAAATTGAATCAATATTATGATTGGCATTGTGATTCATGGGATAAACCTTATGATAAACCAAATACTCCTGAACATGGAATGATTCGAAAACTTT